CTGTTCCGAACCACCACTATAAAGTTTATAGCAGATCAAACGGTTTTGTTAGTCAAAGACCAACAATCGGGAGTCATATCATGACCATTATCTAAAATGGATCATCTAGTGCTTTTGATCAAGCGGACAATTTTCGCTTTGATAAAGTACTTATTTGAGATAAGCTCCTTAATACCGACAATGAGTTTGAGATAACTTTCTCATCTTTACTACTAATACCTTCTCTCATCGGAAAATCTAGAGATCTCTCAAGAGACTCTATTTTATCTAATAAGGAAAGTAATTCATCCAATTTTAAAGTGGATAACTTAGTAGTCGATAAAGGTAACAATTCGTCATAATATCTTGAAGTTAAACATTTTCATGTAAAATTCTTGATAGTAAAACGAATCTTAGTCAGATTCTCTACATTCGATTGAATGACGGAATCTGGATCTAAACCTTCATCTGATAAGATAGCTCGAAGTACAGAATCATCTGAAGGGTAGATACTCTTTTCGAAATTCTGAATCCTCTCTTCGATATAACTAGAAGATAACATATAGTTTAATTTTCTAGTTATTCTATCGTATAAGTAGGCCTCAGTTTCGAATTCATATTTCAGAACGTAAGTATCTGAAACATGAGAGTCTAAATCCCTTTGAGATGTATTCCGCTCGATTCCCTCATCCCCACATAGGGCACGGTAGGCGTGAACTAACATAAAGTCAGATAGGGATACTTTTGGTACCCTACCAGACTTATAATGAATAGTTCATTCACCGGAGGCAACTAACTGAGATAATAACCATCTTCAACTAACTAAGCCTTTCTTAAAAAGATCGGTATAGTAGGATATGATAGGGTAAGCAAGGTAAGAGTCTTTTGTTCTCTTTCTCGATTTCCCAACACATATACTAAAGATTGAAAGAGGGTTATGGTCTTTAAAACGCTCTACTAATTTTTTAGCAATAGCGATACGACCAATCAAGTTATCCTGAGCTGCTACCATTTTCCATGAGACAGCAGAAACATCTACATCTTTAAAAGATGTACGTTTCGCATACTCAACGGTAATTTTAGTAAGCTCCTCAGAGATGACTGATTTACTCAAGTTAATTGATACCCCCAAAAGATTACAGACCTCTAAATATTTTGAGGCAACTTTTGGATCAAATATCTGGATGTCATCCCCTAGGACCTCATAGTTCTCAAATCAACGATCATTATTAATCATATAACACTGTCTATAACAGTATTGTACAATTAAATGATGGGTGATTGCGAGCATAGCTCAAGAACTTAAAGCTCCCATAGGCTGACCTACAGAGTAATAGACTGGACCTTCAGGAAGACCATGATCGTTCTCACGAATCATATAAGGTCTTCCAACCAACAAAGTCCCTCAAGACTCTCCAAACTCTTTTCCGAAGAGAGAGGAAAGAATAGAGGCTTGTAAGGATAAAGGAAGTCTATCAGTTGCAGCGGATAAATCATACCCGTACGCAACTCCCTTTGCTTTTGCCTTTTCTTGACAACGCTTAAAAGAAGAATCCTGATCAAAAGTACCATCATTTGGTAGTTTTGAAAGGATCTCAAAAAGCTTATCATGTAATGGCTTAAGTAGAGACTGTGTCCAAATATCAACCATAGCAAAGACCCTGAGCTTTCCTGCTGGTTCAACTTTAAAAGCAAGTTGACCAAGTAAGGAAGATCAACCTAAACCAGAGATAGTAAACTGCTCAGCAGCAGTTTTCTTCTTTGGAACTATAATAGCTTCTTTAAAATTTATGAAGTTATTATAACAACTTAGGAGATCAGAGAATAATTGGTT